ATTGGTTTTTCTACATAGCAACTCACACAACCATAAAAACGCTCCCCTGTCTTAGGTTCTGGTAATAATAATAAATGCTGAGTACGTTCATCGAATTTGAAATACCTTTTAGTAGATAACATTTTCTCCCGGGTCTCAAGGAATTGTTTTAAGATGTACCAACTAATTAAATCAAAACCATAATTACCCATGGCATAACTAAAATATGTTTGTTGTGCTAAAGTTTGCTCAATAGTAAATAGAGTGTTTAAGCTATTACTACTAGCTTCTTCATGACTATATACATCTATAACCTTTCGCTTTTGTCTAGTCAAATCATCGAAGTTACCAATAATAGGTTTTTGGGTAGTAAGTTGTTGAGTTGTAGTTGAGTCCGTAGAGACGGCATTTCTATTAGCATTAACAGAACCTGCTTTAGTCATCTCACTACCTAATACAATACCAACTGAAACAGCATTAGTATAACTACCGGCAACTTGCTCGCTTGATAACCCGGGTATAGAACTAACTTCAAATATTTCAGTTGATGTTGTAAATACATCACCATATTGAGTTAAACTTACATCAGCAGATTCGTTACTGTCTGTATCTCCTGAAACTGCAATCACTAAAGCTTTTGAAACTTGGGCGTTAGAATCTTCGAGAGTAACTGTAAATGTATATTCAGATGGATCAACTGTAGCATCTCCAACATTAAATTCAAATAAAGAAATAAACGTACCTTCACTATCTGCGTCAAACGATTTTGCAGAGTTTGTGGCTACTTCTGTAGTTGTTTTAGTAGTTACTTCAATTGTAGATTCATATGTCGATGTTAGCTCCGGGGTTAACGTCAACAGTTCTGCAATATTTAGACCTTTACCGCGCGTATACTTATCACTATCAAAAACTAAATGCTCTTCAGTATAACCAGCATACTTACTAAAGAATTCAACAGAATGAGCGATATTAGTATATATTTGATTACCGTGTAACTCTAAATTAACAATAGGCCAACCAAGAGCGTACGATATTCTATCCGCGAGTCGCTGGTAGGTAGTAACTTGGTTTGCGAGATATGTAGAATATACTAAACCACCAGCACTTAAATATGAATCTGACCAGGTATCTGTTGCCACATAATTATTTATGTCGGCAACGCTGAAGTTTCACCGCCAGGCGTAGGTACTGGTTCAGGAGCTGGAGCTTCCTCTCCACCTGCATCCGGGGCTGCATCAGGGCCCATATCGGGTGGCATCTCTTCGCCACCAGGCCCAACCGGTGCGCCACCAACTGCTGGTGCGGCTCCACCTCCTGCGGCCCAATCAGCTCCTCCACTGCGTATACCTTCTAATTCATGTTGTAATGCAGCGTCTTTACGTAACCATTCCCTATTAGCCTTAATCTGTTCATCAGTCCAACCAAGATACTCTTTCTGACTATATCCTTTAGATATAGACTCATTAGACGTAAGAGTGTTAAAGTTGTTAACTTTAAGATCAAGTATCTGTTGCTTACGTAATTCAAAATAGTTACGAGGTGGTGTGAATTGTAAGTCAAAAGAGTTCTCTTTCAATTCATACTGTTTCCATAAATTTTTAAGCTTTAGGTGAGTAACAAAAGAGTCTTTTAATCCCTTAGCAAATTGGTGTTGTAATCTAACAATAAAGTTAGCAAACTTTAATTCTTCTCTCAACACATTAGCGTCGGCGCTATATTGAGAATTTTCGACATCTACTCTATTGGTTGGTACTTTAAGAGCCTTATATAACTTCTTAACGAAGTATACTAGGTCTTGTAGCTCTCCTAAATTTTGGCCTCCAGGTAATGTATTAACTTCCGTACCAGTGCTACCTTCCCTCTTAGGGAACCAATATGCATCTAATATAGATTGAGGGTTAAAAGAATTTACTCTCTTATCATCATCTAAACTAAATGCCTTTTTACTCCAATAGTTTTGCATTAATTTACGAATATAACTTTCTGCTTTTGGAGGGCTCATATTACCAACATCTACATTAAACACTAACCGCTCTGGTGCTCTGACTAATCTATATATGATAATAGAATCTTCAATTAATGATAACTGTCTATAAGCTCTACGGGCATTTTCAATAAACGGTATTCTGAAGGTTTTATTTTCATTCCATGTACCAGAATTAATATAAGTAATCTGATTTTTTTCCATTGGAATAAAGTCTTTATCTTGCATCCCAGTATAACTATCTTGATGTTCGTCTGCTTCTTTATGATGTTTTGCTTTGCGAAGTAAAAATGCTTTGACATGCATATTTTGATAATTATCATATACAGGATCAATTGCTTGTACTGGTACATTTATAACACCTAATATACCTTCTTTAAGATGTTTTTCGTGTATGATATTTTCAAAATATAATTCACCATCTACTAACAGATTTCGAATAAACTCCCATGCATTTTCTTTTAGATCAAAAAGATTAATAAATTTATCAAATTCTGAATGTAACAGCTTACTTACTAACGGATCAAAGTCTCCGACTACATTGCGCATAGCAAAGGTAATCATGTTACCATGCTCATCTTCATTTAAAAACTCATCACAAATTTCATCTAGCGCGTCAGCAACCTCAGCAAATTGAGACATGGTTCGATAATCCCTAATACGACGATACTTATCTACATCTAAAGTAGCGTACATGAGTTCATTGTACGCTTTATCTGCTAAAAATGAACCAACAGGGTGGGTACCTTCTGGTAGTTTTGGTGCAATTACAGAGTGTTGTGCTAGTAATTCTTTACGCACAGTACCAGCTTTGTAGAACTCTTTAAACTTAGGGTTCTCTGCCGCAACATCATCGATAATTGCTGCTGGTGATCTATACGGTAAGTTATTAGCTATAAACTTTTGTAAGCCTCTACCGAATGTTCCTTTTCTTCCGTCGTCTGCCATATTAATTAATTGTTATTGCGCTAGTTGATCCTACGTCAGTACTAAAAATACCATACCCTGCTTGATTTACAGCTATGATATCAACGACACCTGTTGCAGTTACCGTAGGAAACGTAACTGTCATCGTGTTATAGTTATTTAATGTATATGTCGTAGTAGGATACCCACTTACTTCTGGATAAGCAGCAGATAGTCCAGATATTGTATCAAAATTAAACGCACTCACACTTGTTAACCCAGATGCACTAGTGAATAGTGGGGTATTGTCAGTGCAGCTTAATAATACATCTGTTACAGAATCAAAATTATATCCTTCGAAAGTATGAATAGCAGAAAAACCTGAATTAAGAGTAGTATACTGATTACCAGTATACTCTGGTCTAGCGGATAGTTCTCTTGTTTCAAAGTTCGCGCTAAATGACGTTACATCGGTTAATGTACTATTGTATTTTATAAATTTACTCATAATCAAACCCACTCACAGGGACAAATTTTTGATCTATTGTGAAAATGTTCTTAGTATCTTCAGCAGCAGGTCCTTTGAATAACCAGCCTTTAATTATAAAGCTCGTATTAGCAATAACTCTTGCAGGTTGAGTACTAGATACCTCAATGGGATAATCTAAACTTATATCCCCTGACCATAAAACCTCTGATCTAATTTCATAGTTACTAGCTAAATTTTGAGATGTAGGTATAATCCAGCTCATTATAATATATGGATTATTATAAGGAGCAAAGTTACTAATAATTTGATCCATGTCTGTTTGAAACTTTGTCATAATAGACATGTTGATACCAACATTAACTGGTAATGGAGTTTTTAAATGATCAGAATTAAGAGCACCACCACTTACTGTTGGTGCTTTACTAAAATAAAAGCCGGGAATCTTATTAAAAACTCTATCTGGATCTCTAGTAATAGAAGTATAGTGTACAGCAACAACTGGGAGCTTTAAAGAACCTGCTTTATTGACTACATCATGAAGAGCACGTTCTTTAGGTCCGTAATAAAAACCAACTTTGAGCTGATCTACAACAGTTTTGCTCTTATTATATCTGTTTATTACAATACTATTAAAGGCAGTAATAAACTGCCTTATCATATCTTTCAGCTCAAAACCATAGTATTGATTTTTCATTATAAATATTTATTAAACAAACCGGTCTATAAAATATTTTGGCAATAAATTAAGATAGTCTGGAACTAGTTTTCTAATACCTCCTGCATCTAATACATATGTTATACTAGCATCATTCTCGTTTCTCGTACACCGACCGCATTGCTGAATAAACGTAGTAAACATCTTATTAGAGTACCACCTATAGTTATTCTTTGACATTTCTTTGATACGAACGTCGCCAAGGTCGGGCCACGGACATTTAATAATGATACAAAACCGAGCAGTGTCTCCTTTGAGATCAACACCAAAGCTCATGGACGGACTTGCTAAAACCGTAGGCGCATCTGTATTGAGATGTTCGTTGAGTATATCTATATTATCTTTATCTCCACGAATACGATATAAAATACGCTTTGATCTAATATTATCTTTAAGCATATTAGTAATCTTATTAGATTGAGTATGTATCAATCCTTTGTCGTTTTTATGCTCTTGTAATATTTCTTTAACACACCCGACAATTTTAGGAAAACTATTCTCTAAGTTCTTTTTTGATAAATGAAAGTTACCAAACAAGATAGGAGATTTTTTTGGATCAAATGTTGAGGGTAGATCTATATATTTGTACTCATGCTCGGGTACACCTAAACCTCTCATAAAGCTTTTGTAATCAACAAACGTAGCTGACATTAATAATACTTTATCTGCATACTGAAACAAATGCTGAGCGAGATTATCTATCTTTTTAGGAATTAGTTTAATATATTTTTTATTACGTTCATATATAGAGTGAATAATATATTCAGATTGACTCCATGTATCAGCGATTAAACTTAAGTCACTTTTTAAGTCGGTAATAAATTTGAACTCTTTCTTTCGATCTTCACTAATAGTATCTTGATGCTTATCTAGCATGCGCAAAAGCTCTACATACCTTGATTCAAGGTTAGAGTACAATGTACATAGATTATCGTAAAACCGTTTTCGGTTTGTGCTGTAAGGTAAACTAAAACCGTACTTATTCAGCTTACCGCACTCAATGCTACAACTATACCGACTAACAATAACGTTTTCCAACTCCGATGCTTCGTCACATACAATAAGTTGTCTATTTTTTAAATGATCTGGTTTGTGAAAAAAACTAGAATAGTTTTCAATACTAATCTTAGCAGCAATAGATTTGTTTCTAGACTCATAATAATCACACCGATTACAATCCCAACATTCCTTTTTTAGCTTAGAGCTAAAAGCACATGGAGCAGCATCAGCAGTACTTCGATCATCTATATTACAAATATAGCTACCTTTACCTTTAAGAGGTTTAACATCATTAAAATCTCTTATGTACTGATCTTGCAAGGCTTTAGTTGTAGTAAGAATAGATGTACCGTATCTTTTACTACCATTAAAATCATCTGCGTACTCATACACTCTGCGATTATTTTCCCAGCTAGTTTCGAAAGCAGAATAATTATGAATTAGTTTGGTAAGACGGGTAGGTGGTTTATTAAGACTGTTAGCAATAGCTTTAGCGATAAAACTCTTTCCACAACCAGTCGGGCCTTGTATGACTACAAACTTATTGTCTTGGAATGCATTAACAATATTAGGAATAGCATACTGCTGAGTTGAGGAAGGCTTGAAGCCTTTAGGAAAATGTTTTAATCCCATGATTAATATTATAGCTGTTCTATAGAGAGAAGCAAGTCATAATATTTGTTACGGGGGTTTTTAACCATGTTTTGAGTTCGTACTTTTTGTATAATATCGTCTTGATGAATATGAGACAAGCTATAGTCAAAATATACAAACTTTTTCTTTTTTAATATATCAAACGGATATAAAATTTCTACCTTTTTGCCGTTACTAAAATGCAGCTTAATGTTAAAGTCTTTTAGTTCATACAAAAGTATCGTACCAGTACCTATTACTCGCTTTCTTGAAACGATTTTTACTTCGCTTTGTAATAAGGATTTTAAAGTTTTTTCAACTAAGTCGTGGGTCATACGTTCATGAAGTTCATTTTTTCTTCTGCAGACATTGGTGCAATATTTTGAGACAAGTACGTCCAAAATGTCTCATCTGCGTCTAAAGTAGAAATAAGATCTACTGTATCGCAATTAATTGTACGAAAGCCTTGCATTAATATGTCCCATGTAATAATTAAGTTTTCTTGATTGGGGTTATATTTAGGAGCTTGACGTGGTGGTCTATAATTTAAAACAGTACGACCCTCTACAGAGTTGAGAAGTTGCACATTGTTAGTGCACAACATTCTTCTAGAAGAAGGTCGCCCGGGTTTTGGATTTCTTCGAGCAAACTTTACTTCGCATACTTTATCAAGTAGTATGCTTTTTAAGTTACTCAGTCCTACTATCATCTTGATCTATTTGCTCACATACACCAAAAAATCTTTGTTCACTTAAGAATAAACAATTACGGAGAGGACTATCAAAACCAGCGACAGTAATATTGTCCACCTTAACTCCCTTGTCGTCAGGAAAGCAAACAATATCTCCAACACCACTATACTTACATGCAGGCCCAGCAAGTATAACGCGCGCGATCCTCCAGGTGCGCTGTACTTGGGATAACGGAATATATATACCATTACGCTCAATTGTCTGACCGTCGTCCGCTAAATCTGCATATTGCGCTAAGACAATATCATCCATTACTTTGCTTAACTTATAGCCATGTAAACTAAACTGATCTGTATTTTGATAGGTGTCAAGATCAATTAAGCTTCGCTTCGCAGAATGGTCAAATGCATCTCTTTCACTATCGGAAAGATCCATTTTATCCAGCTGCGCGTCATATGCTTTTTGTTGCTTATTGTTCATACTTTTTTATATTTACATCAAATGTTTCTGAATACAAATTTATTTCTCTTTTAGATAATTCATATCGTTTAGAAAGCAATTCACATTCTTTTTTATCTGCCTTTTTCTTTTTTATATAACGAATAAACTTGCGTTTAGTTTTAGGTATTAAGTTAAACATAAACTTGTAATGATCTAAGGAACTAAACGCAATACCATATTTGTTGACGGTGTTGTTAACAAGAAGAGTAATTTGAGGATTAATATGAGTAAGATACCTGTTCGTAATATACGGAGAATAGAGTCCACTATCGGCAATATTAATATCAACAGGATTACTATCAAAAGCGATGTTATTAATGAGATCGAATACATTGTTAATTGGTTTTGGCATTATATCTTTCGTGGGCTTCAGTAATTATTTTCTTAGTACGAGATTTCGACAACCAACCACCGATCTCTACGACCTTATCTTCTAAGTCTTTGTAATGAGAAAAGAAGTTAAGAGTCGTACTCACCCAATGTGGTTCAAGATCTTTTAAGGTACGATATTCTCTTATATGGCTACAAGGAACAGCCACAACTTTGTAGTCTTTATCACCGTTGTCAGTCATATCTATTGTTGCGATAGGAGTAACCTCAATTAACGTCCCCGTTTGTATAGGTATATTATTATAAACTACAATATCTAACGGGTCATTATCAAGTGCATGTGTTTGAGGTATGAAGCCATACGATGCTGTATATATCATCGAACTATACAAGCATCTCGCTAGCTGGAATATGTCTAGCTCTTCATTATACTCATACTTCGCACTCGTACCCTTCGGTATTTCTATAATACAATTTATTGTATCGGGAAATTTATTCCCGATTGGTATTCTCTCTACTAAATTCATGACAGTCTAAAACCCTTATAGTAAATTCATCGAACTTTTGCGAAAAAAATTTGGACATAGAACTCGACCTCACAAGGTCAGTTTTGTAGTTGCGATAAACGCGTCATCCACCATGGAATAGTAGGTATCTACCACGATTTTCATGAATTCTTCCACCTGATTATCAGTTAAATTCGTGGAAAATGCAAATGACGGTGCCTTTTGACCTGCTACAACGTTAATTGCCGTGTGACCTAGGGCAACATTGTTCCTTGAGTAGGTAATACTTACACTGCACTTACCTTTTGGTTGAATGATGCCATGTTGCTCGAATTCTTTATGTACAATTAAGTCGTCCCCATCTACTTCAATAGGTGCGTTGAGATATTTCGTTGATAACAGGTTTGCAATTTGTGTATTAAGTAATCGCTGAAAGAATACAGCACCAAGAGGGTCAAGATTAGGCAACTCCCAGCAAAAATTAACAGCGTCATCTGAATATATAAAATCATTATTAAGTAGGTCTTCATTATCAATCATTCCTTCTGTTTCGACTTTCATCGGCGCTCGAAATGCGACAATGTTACCAATTGGAAGAGTTTTTTTGCGAAAATATTTATATGCAAACCGTCCGTGAATAAGATTACCATCATAGATATCGATATCTCTCAAAATCATAGTAAGTATTATAAAATAACCAGAGCAAAAAGCAAATGAATTATTGTGATGAGATAGATTTAAGTAACATTACCGCAGAGGAATGGAATACCATCTACGAACACGGAGGGTTTAAAGGAGAGGGCTCCGGGCGCGGTAGTTTTGTTGAGAATAATAAAACTCTTATTGAATGGTTTGAGAAATTTATAACTAAAAATTTTATAAGTAGTATCGTAGACATTGGTTGTGGAGATTTTCAATGGATGCCATTACTGCTACAAAAGTTTCCAAACGTAGATTATATTGGCCTCGATTGCGCTAATGCCTTAATTGAATCTCATGCGAAAAAATACCCCGACTACACTTTTGTATGTAAAGATATAACTGCGGAAGATTTTGAGCATATAGGGCAATATGATCTTGTGATGTGTAAAGATGTCCTACAGCATAATTTTGACAACCCACGACAAATAACAGATCCAATTAATGATATTAATTCAAGATATAAAATTGTTATTACCCCTGGAGATGTTGGAGGTCTATTAAGACACAAATTCGCTAACTACACATGGGTTACTGATTACCAAAGTGATGAAGAAAAAAGTATATACCTTGCTCAGTCCTGATCAGGATACAAACTCTTACAACTGGTCGTTTTGGGAGGATAGAGCTTTAGTTCGGGTTGAAAGTAAAAACTATAGGAGCAAAATCGTACAATACAAATTTGACCACATAAATAAGACTCTCACTGATCCAGAAACAATATTAGAAGATCCTTATTTTAGTTTAGAAGACCCTAGATTAATATCTAAAAATAGTTTTACATATGTAAAATATGATAGAGAAAATGTTGCGTGTTATTTAATGAAAGACGACAAACCTCTTACTAGCGGGCACGCTTGGGAAAAAAACTGGCAGTTTATAGATCAAGAAAAATATTTTTATAAAATTAAACCATTAGTAATTAAAGGACCAAACTATAAAGAGCGGTTTGAGTACAATATGGGTTGGGAGTATGGAGATGTTTTTCATTTAAGTAGTAATATGTTTGAAATTAATGACAGACAATTTATTATTTTTCATTCTTATAAAGGTCTCACAGTAAACGCAAGAAGATATTATCAAGGAGTAGTAGAGCTTGAAAACTTACGACCAAAATTTTATGTGCCAAAGCCTTTGTTTTATCCACCGACAAAAACAAACCCTTATAAATTTAAAAAGAATAAAAATAAATGTGTGTTTGTTATGTGTGTACGAATTATAAATGAAGAGCTATATATTACAGCTGGTATTAATGATTGTGAATGCGCGCTAATTACAATCAATGCGCAAGATTTTATAAGGTGGGTTGATCAAAGAAAAGATTTTATCGAGGAGATATCAACTACAAGTCCAATAAATGGTTTAAGAGAGTATCAGAGTTTTTATCGTTTAGGTGACGAAAATAATCTCTTACTTTAGTTGGGTTGTGTTTTTCTAAATGTTTTTTGTAATTGTTAATATTGTCTTCTAAACACTCTTCGTCAACTAACCAACCAAACTGATGAAGAGTATTTTTTCTTTTGCGTAAAAATAAAACATCGTCATTCATACCACTATAAATACAATCATTAAATACTACTAATTCAGGATCGAGCCATTCAAGGAACATAGGTAGTCTTGTTACGTAAACTAAAGCACCTACTGAGAGAGCTTCATATAAGTAATGACCCCAACCTTCATATATACTAGGACACAAATGAATAGATGACGTGTTAAAAAGGTCGTTTAATACACTTACATCTAAAAAAGTGTTTATATATGTAATATTTTTATCTTTGTCAGAGTTATCGTAGTTCTTATTACTCTGTATAAATGTTAATGGTAGTTTATTTTTATTAAAAATATTAAGAACAGCTTCTGTACCTTTTTGCCAACTCTTACCACCTAAATGCAAAAATGTATCCTTGCGTTGAATATTAGGATCAAATTTGTCTCTAGAAATAAAACCACTATTAACTACATTATTATTGTACGGGGATAATAATTGCTGACTAAATGTAGATTTGCATATTACTTTATCAAACTCTCGAATGGCGTTGATTTTTGTCTCATTAAGCCATTCTTCGTTCGGGAGAAAAACATTATGCTTAGCTCGTTCAAAAAATGCAGGTTCTATTTCTTGTAGAAATATACCTAAGTCATATTTTGTACTTTCGCTTGTAGTATATACTTGTTCATTTTTCCAGTTAAAAAATAAAACATCTACATCATAATGCTCATGCAATAAGTCTTGAAGTAGATCTACATCTGCTACTAAGCCTACCCCAGTGTTAGAAGTATAGATACAAGCAGTTTTTTTCACTCATCTATCGAAGTAAGTTTTCTTTATAACCAAGCATCTGCCATTGCTCAGTATCCGCTTCCCAATACACAACAATGCCAATTGGTAATTCAGCAGTATCGACAAACTCATCGTCAACAATACCCTTTTTCATTTTAGAAGTTTCAACAAGAAAGACCTTTTCCTTAAAGTACACAGGTCTAGTCTTCCTTTTGTATTTGGTTTCGTATGCGCTCTTGTCTGCTGCTTTAGTCCAGTCCCATGTGAGAGGGTTCCAGAATATAGTTAAGTTCTCTTTTACCTTTGCTTGGATTGTCTTAGTACCTAAGAAAGTAATCTCTTCAACATCCTTCTGATTAGGTTTATATTGTACACCATTAAAGAAGATCTCTTTGATCTCAGGTTTAGCTGCTTGTATACTTGGCATAACTCTATAATTAATTATACATGGATAAAGAACTATCAACTAAGTTTTGTGAACATCCTTGGACATTTCTAGAAATTCAAGATAAGGGTCTGTATAATTGTTGTCCGCGATGGGTAAATCATAATCGTATAGGAGATTTGACTCCAGATTTAGATTTCTACGAGGAATGGAATAGTAAAAGAAGTAAAGCATTTCGACGCTCTATACTGGATGGTTCTTTTAGTATGTGTAACGCAGAAGAATGTCCTAAAATACAAAACGGTACCCTACCTACTAGGCAAGAAGTACTAGATGGTAAGTACGGAGATCAAATGAAATTTATTTTAGAGTTTGAAATGGATGTCGCCCAGCCTCCTAACACAATTAATCTATGCTACGATAAATCTTGCAACTTAAGATGTCCTAGTTGTCGGAAGAACTTAATACAGTACGGAGAAAAAAACGAACCAGACAAATATAAACAAACCTTAATGATTAATAAACGGTTGCTGAGAATGATTCACAGTAAGCCTCATAAAGTACATCTTAATATTACAGGGTCAGGAGATCCATTCGGGTCGCCTTCGTTTTTTGAGTTCATGAAAAAAATAGATCTCAAAAAGAATCCTGAAATTAGTTTATGCCTACAAACTAATGGAGTTTTATTTGACGAGAAACGTTGGGATCGTTTAAAAAATCTACATAAGATAACAGAACATATTAGTACTATTATAAGTTTAGACGCTGGTATAAAAGATCACTATGATAAAGTAAGAGTAGGTGGTGATTGGAATAAATTAATGAACAATCTTCACTTTATTGGTCAGTTAGGACTAAAAGAAGTTAGATTAGACATGTGTGTACAAAAAAATAACTATAAAAGTATTCCCGAGTTCATACAAATAGCGCAAGCACACGATTTTAAATCATACACATCGAGAATTTACAACTGGGGCACGTTTGATGATAAGACTTATAACTTTCACAACATTTTTGACTCTAAACACCCCGAGCATGTCGAATTTTTGAAGGTACTTAATATGGATTACCATTGGCACAAGCATGACTGGGGTAATTTAACGGATTTTATAACTGATTAATGAAATTAGCAGTATTATTATACGGACAACCCAGATTCTGGGACTTAAGTTACGAAAGTATCCTACAAGAAACAACTTTTGAAGGATGTACTACGGATTATTACTTTCATTTTTGGGATAAAGTAGGATACGGCCATTCAGACCCGGAAAGGGCAGTAGCTGATCAAGACAAACAAAAATTAATTGATATATATCAACCTAAAAAGTATGAATTTACTGATTATCAACCACTAACAGAAAAGTGTAATGAGTTATTTGAATTTGTTAATGGTATAAAAAGTGGTTTAAATTATTTTTATAAAGAAGACGGTAAAATGATACCTCTTAATCTCGGAAAGAGTATATTTGAAATATGCGAACCGCAACATTTAGAGTATTATCTTGGTCAATTTACATCATTAGAAAGAGTAGCAAATTTAGTAGAAGAAGAATATGATTATATTTTTAGGGTTAGAACTGATCTAATGTTCGTTACACCTGATATGTACGAAGATGAAAGGTTTTATAGATCAGATAAAAGACTATTTTACCATCGTTTAGAAAAGCGAGAAAAAGGTATATTTTGTAAGTATGGTGACTTACAAATATGGGAAGGAGCGCAAGACAAATCAGGTAATCATACAGATCATCAACCTAAAAAAAGAACTACATACGAAGAACTGTCAGTATTAAATGAAACAATGTATGCAAAAAAACGACACAAAGGTGATTGTGATATTTATAAGCCTAAAACTCAGTATTTGCATATGAAAGACTGGTATATACTAGGTAGTGGTACTGAAATGCTTCGTAGTATGAAAAGTTATTTTGATACAATTTATGATATGGTGGAAAAGTCGCGCTATTTGTTAAAAACTTACGGTATAGATATTAACTGGGCCGCTGGAGAAATTGTATGTGGGGAAGTATTAGGAAGAGAAGGTATAAATGCAGGAGAATTAGGGTATGAATATATAAACAAAATGGTCATACCTCCACGTATAATGAAAATTGCGAATAAAGATACAAAGCAATGTATTTTAGATAGGCCACACATTAGAGTGTTAGCGGATTCTGATTTATCTTTAAAAAATCAATATAAAAAAATAATAGAAAAATGATTATATCTCTCACTACGATTCCTGAGCGAATACAACACATTAAACCGGTAATAGAATCTTTAATCTCTCAAACTCAACCCCCAGAAAAGATTTTATTATGGGTACCAAACGATGTAGAATACGAAATACCAACATTCTTAAACACAGATATAGTAGAAATAAAACGATGTAAAGACATTGGTCCTGCGACAAAATTTATTTACACAATAAATGAACTAAAACCAAACCAAGAATTTATTGTGGTAGATGACGACACAATATATAGTGAATTTTTAATTGAAAGTTTAGCTAAATTCCCGGAAATTGATGCCCCAAAGTGTGTAAAAGGTATACACTATCAAACAGGAAAGCCGGTAAGAAGAAGATTAATGACAGAAGTTGATGGTTCTCTAAAAACAAAATTTTTAGCGAATAAATTTTCTATAGGACTCACTGATATAATGCTAGGAGCTGACGGCTATATCTTAAAACCAAAATACTTTGACAAGAATATTAATAATATACCTAAAGAGTTTAGAAGATATGACGATGTATGGCTAGGAGCATATTTCGATGCTTATAATATTAAGAAATATGTAGTGCCTTGTAGGTGTTTATCATATGCGCAAGAAAAAGCTAATATAGCTAATACTTTAAAAACTGAAAAAGTAGAGTGGGTTATAAGTTTATTAAACAAAATAGCTAAACCCCACTTGCGATATATAGATGATATACACCCTATAGGTGGTGGTACTTCAATTGAGCACTCATATTACCTGAAAGTAAAAAAATATATTTTAGAGAGAATGAAATGAATATTGCAATTTGTATATGTGGTGAGCCTCGAATGAAAAAACATGGGGCTGAAAGTATAAAACAGTTTCGCAAAGACATAGAACAGTACGATGTGAAATTAGATGTGTTCTATCATATATGGGACCATGTTACCAAAAGACAGCGTAATCACAAATCCCAAGATCCGTATGTAGAATATGCAACAAAGAATGAACTAGAGGATATGTTCGAACCAACAGTAGGTTACATGGCGGATAAAAGTGAAATGGATAAAGAAATTGAATATATATGGGATCATGTTTGTAGTTTGAACGAACCAAATCCTAGATATGATACAATAGATATATTACGTAACCAAATTTATTATTCAAACACGCCCGGTTATTCTCAGCTTCATAGTCTGTGTAAAAATCAATTAATGAGAATAGATTATGAAAACAAAAATAACAAAAAATATGATTTAATTATAAAAACTAGGACTGATGTAGAGTTTAGATGTACTCCTGATTTTGAGCACATTAAAAAAATAGCAGAAAATCCTAATTTTCGCGAACAAATATTTTTACCCAAACTAGAAGTTTGGAGTGTAAAACATGAAACATTAATAATACCAGAGTTTTCTTTATTTTACGGTAACTCAACTACTTTACACAAAAATATATGGGAAAATTACCCAGAAAAAATAACTCCTGATTTATATTATTATCGTGGTGGTCCTCATTTGAGTGTAAGGAATGATCATACTCTGTTTATGAATCTTTTATTAAAGAACGCTAAAGTAAAAATACACGGAAATTTGCATAATGCTCTACACTACAAGTTATATCAAATGCCAACATATTATAAAGAGGTAAAAAAGAAATATAGTCATTATTAAAAATGAATATTGCAGTACTTGTATACGCGCAACCTAGGTTTATAAACCTTAGTTATAAACGATTAAAAGAAGAGTATGATATACCCGGCGCGAATGTAGATTTTTTTATTCATTTCTGGGAGGATGTTGGTTTTTCTCCTGCGTGTGACAAAACAGCGAATTATATAACATATAATAATTTACAAGAATACATAGAATATATAAATCCTAAAAAATATAAAATTGAAGACTATAAAGAATTAGATGAATTAGTGTTTTTGCTAAAAAACACAAAAAGCTATATTTTAAATGATAAAGTAAAATCAAAAAACGTTAGATTAAAAGATAGATATGAATACGGTCAATGGTTCAGCCATAAAAAAGCCTACCTTTTAATGGAAGAATATGAAAAAGAAAATAACATGCAATATGATTTGGTTATAAAAACAAAAACTGACTACATCTATAAAAGAACCGATAAAGAAAAACAATATATAATACCAAAAAAATACTTAAAAGAAAAGGTCTCATTAGTATCAAACATACAAACGAGGTATTTTTTTGCAGAACAAACCCACCACGACGAAACTATAAGTAAGCGACTACAAGAATTTATACCAAACAAAACAATAGAGACGAGACTTATAAATTGTAACTTTTATAGATTAAAAGTCGACGATATAAATATGGTAGCTACGAGATCAGCTGCGTACAACCTATACAATAATTGGGTAGAGACCTACCTACAATGTCTTACCTGGGAAAAAAATAATAAAATTAAAGAACACCAGCAGATATATTTTAGACAAGACATACTATTTGGGTATACAGCAATACTAAACAACATTACTCTATTAAAAAAACCTAGGAACTACATAAGACTGTATACGAAAAACTCGTGTAAGAAATCCTGGGTTACAAATAGAGCAGATATCTCAATAGATGTCTCTGATTTTAAAGATTATAACGATCTCGACAAATCATTAACCGCTGTACTTGTATAATTAGCTCTTGAATCTTTGTCTATTCTATTATTAAAAATAACTATATCGCTTTTATCTTTAAGTTGGTCGCAATTATTGCAAATAAAATTTGATTCCGGACATGTACCTTTCTCGTGATGGTCACGAAGCTGTTGAAATACATCTCCGTTAAAAATCTCTAATAAAGTTTGTTCTTTAAAGTTACCTAAAACTAATTCATTGTTAAAGTCGAAGCAACACATAATGATATCTCCGTTGATCTGAATCTGTATAGGTCCGTTAAATGGACGACCACATGTTTTTAAGGTGTTAGGCTGGGTTTTATTTCTATATTTTTTACCGTAAACCCAGTTATGCGGGTACCATACTTCGAGAGTACATCTATTATCAAAGTCTGCAATCATTTTGTCTACATCATCTTTATTTTCTTCGACAATATCTGCAGTAATTATAAATTCAGTGTCTGTAGGTTTGTTGTCTATAGCGTAGTTTACATTATTAATTACTGAGTTATAATCAAATTTATTAGATTTGTAATTCATAACACGACCATAGCTATCAGGATTGGTGGTATGAAGACTAACCCTTATATCTTTAACTCCTATTTCGTATATTTTATCGATTCTATCAGGAGTTAACATAGAACCATTAGTAAGTAAATGAATATCTATATTTTTTGTACTTGCATACTTTATTTTATCTACAATACCATTATCAATAAATATTTCTCCAAAACCAGAAAAGGTAGTTTCAGTAATTTGTTCGCCAATTTCATCTAGACATTTATCGAGATAAAATTTATATGTATCTAAAGACATAACTTCTCTTTTTCTAGTAAAATCAGAGGTCGGGTGCGGACAAAAAACACAACCAGCATTACAAGATGTAGATGTCTCAACGCGAACTTCTGATGTTTTAGGTATCATATATATTATTTACTATCATACTGTAAAACTTCAAAAAGATCAGAGGGAAATAAACTGTTAAATTTTTTATAAAGTTCATCAGTAAAATATTCTTGATAAGTATCGGAGAAAAGGGGGTTAGTCTTGTTGAATTTTTTTCTCCCATGGATTTTAATACAATTAGATAATATGTTTTTATCTAATATCGGTACATGATCGGTAATTTTACTAACTATGTTAGTTCTACCTTCTTCTGTCATGAAATCTTCTAGTTTAATTATTAAAATATTTTTATTTATATCAACTGTTTTGTCGGCTTTAGAATAAACTTCATATTGTGTTTTATTTTTTATGAAATTATACATATTAGTAATAGTAAGACCGCCTATCTTTTTCATCTCAAATAATATTTTTTCTTCGACAGACTCAAAACTATTAATCTCGTCTTGATAGCTTATACCGTCATTATTTGGATTTATACACCATTTTTCTGTAGTAATCTGATGATATCTCATACCAGACATTATAATTTCATATGGATTTCTAATACACACAATAACTTTGGCATTTTCTATAATAGAGTTAGATAATACGTCTAACTTACCTTGAAATTCAAAATTTAAGCCAGTTTTTTCTTGGTATATTTTAAATAATTTTTTTATTGCATTTGTACCGGTTTTATGCCAAGCGCCAATATAAATCATAATAATATATAATAACTTTCAACAAAGTCTCTAATTAAAGGTATGTCTTTATTGTTATTACCGAAAATTGAAACTTCTTTTATATAAGAATCAACATAATTTAAGAAACAATCTTTATTTGTATAATCTGTGTTTGAAAATTTAAGTTGATGTTTCCATAGCGACATACTATGTAAATGATAAAATTGTATGGAGATAGGAAAATTAAATATTTTAGAAGATTTAACCTCCAATAGTTTATCATAATACGTATGGTCTGCGTTATACAAAGAATTAGTAATAATATCGACTTCATTTTGTTTATTAAAAATTAAACTATGATTACTTTGAGTTTTTTTTGTAGGTTTATCAGTACCAAATTCACGGTTTTTATATCCTTTTTTTCTACGACCACCAATAGGATCAATAAAACAATAGTTAAACATATTAATACCTGGTGTTAGTTCGTGAGTCTCAGGTAGCTTTAAAAATATATCATCGTCATCTTGTTGAAAAAATAAAATATTTTTACTATTATTCTCTAAAAAATAATCTTTACATTGTTGGTTACTTTCTAATATAATATCAAAACAATTTGTTTGCTGTATGTGTTGTATGACTATATCTCGTATAATTTTACGGAATGACAGATAATCAATATTTAAATATTTGTTCCATAAATCAATAATTTTAGTGTAATAAGAATATTGTTTTTTGTTTTTAACCCAATTATCATAAACATGTAACGTTTTCCAATAATCTTGGTTACAGCGTATGTGACATATCTTTTGCATTATCTAAATTTGTGATTTAGAATGTCTTTTCTAATTTGTTCTTCAGATTCAGCTTTAATTTTTCCACCAGTTTTGATGTCTCGTTTAACTATTTCAGGATGAATTAATCGAGCGTCCCGTCTAGGCGATATTCGCTGTAGCGCTAAATTGTAATTTAAAGCAAACTGGCCTTGTAAGCAGTGATCAGACATACTTATAAACCAATTGTTTGTGTTGTTGTTTAAAATATCTTTAGAATGAGTAATAAAGTAATTTTCAAACCAATTTTCAAACATTATTTCGGCCCCCGCTCTATTAGCAATTAAAGTCCAATCGTTAAATGCGAGACGCTTATTATAATCTTCTGTATGAGGTATCCAACCAACCTCCCTATCTGGTTGAAATCTGGTAGGCAGACCTCTATTCAATAAGAGTTTATTTTTATAAAAATAATTTATAGGTATATTAAAACCATCTTTAGCGGGTTCTGCTCTTCTTTCTATTAAATCTACATATCTTAAAGCTGTACCTTTAACTAACGGGATATCAAAACACATATTTGTATACATATCTAATTTGTGTTTATAATATTCATCTTCTGATTCATACATCTCTTTAACCTGATAAACTATGTCAGTACGTACCTTTATAATAATATCGTATTTGAAATTATTTTCTTTTTCGTATGATACAATACGTTTAAAGCCTTGCTTCATACTTACGTGTTGTCCGAATTTGTATCTTAAATTTTCTATTTTACATACTTTCGAGATAGGTAAATTCCTCTGGTGAAGATTTATATATTTTAATATGTCATGACAATAACTATCTAATACCTCATAATCTTGTATTATAAGATTGCGGGCAGATGGCTTTTGCGGGAGAATACTACCAGGCAAACCTTTTAATAAATTATATATTTCATTTTTATCATATTCTATCTCTTGTCCGTTAGGGGTATATCCAATTTTATTCCAAAAGTGCGCGTAATAATGTACGTCGTGTCCCGGTAAATCGAACTCTTCTTTAATTAAGTTGACGGTATGTTTTAAAAACCGTGGCTGACCAAACATTAATATCGCAATTTTCATAAATTTACTCCCAAAGTTTTTTAGAATTTAAATCATAGTCCATTTGTTGTAATTTATATCCGAACGGAGTACAAGGTGCACCTAGTATAACGTGACCTCCTTTAGTATCTAAATCAGTTGTCTCATCCTTAAACAAGCGCGGCATACAATTATGAGAGCTGTTGTGAATAAAACAACTTGCTTTACCGTTAGGGTTATTTACTTGTATAAGTAACTCAGCTAAACGTCTACTATAATTATTAAACATACTACGCTTTATAGTATGAGAAGAACCTACAAAAAAACTATAATCAACGTGTGGTGTATGTCTATCTGGATTGCAATGACGTGGGGTACGTGTACTTAAGGACGGGAACTTAATGTATCTCTTGTAATGTTCCTTTTTTAAAACTGAATTAATTCTTTTTATAGATATTGGTTTAATAATAACATCAGATCTGCTTTTTATAATTATATCATATGTTACCTTTTTACTTTCTGCATAATCTAACATTATAAGAAGAGATTTACACACAGTTACTAATTGAGAGAATGGTGGGCTGTTTGTTGTTTTTATTTTATGGTAAAACGCTTCTTTTAAACTGAAATTTGTTTTTGCTAACTCATCAGGAGTACATCTAAGAAGAGATTTAATACACTGATTGGGAGTAAAATTATATTTTTTAATATGTTCTTGTATATGGTTCCACATATCGTCAATATGTGGGTCAAGGGTACTTTTAGGAGCACACACCCCAACAGTAGGTGTATAATTATCTAGTAGTATTTTGCTGTCTATTTTTTTATAAATCGGATCTTCGATTAAATGTCTCTGTCTTTTAGTAACGTCGTCCCAAAAATGATAAAATACATCTATATTGCAATAATTTTCAAGGTTTTGTTTAAAGATTTTTATAGAATCAGCTCCTAGTTCCCAGTTTCTAGGTTCACCACTTAAACAAATAGCTATATTAATTTTTTTATCTGAGTCGTTCATTAAGTGTGGATAAGCATTTAGAGTTATCTTGATTAAAAAAACAATAATTGGACAATACTGGGGTAGAATACTTACTCATTACACCGGTAGTAAATTTGCTTTTAGTAGAATTATTTACTAATCTTATGAGATTATACGACAGTAGTTCAATGTTTGAATTATTTTCAAAACCGTGAATTAAAATTGACATAGCGCATCCTCGATGCCATGAGTTAAACTGTAATGTTGTTTCGTCTCTATCAAAACTAAAAACAGAGTCTTTAGTAAAGTTAACAAAATTAATATCTTTATTATTGCAATAAGCGTCGCGAAATTTTATGTAATAATTATATACATTATTTGCGAAAACGTTTATTCCAGACCGGTTATAACTCCTTAAATGAGTTGGTATACATCCATGTTTACCTGTAAGTTTAGAACCCTTTTCAAAGTTAGGCACTTTAACAGTAGGTATATTACTAGAGAAGGATAAAAGTTCGTCGAGATTTTGTTTATTAGGTAAATAGTCAGTCCTTACTCGTAATACAACATCATAAGTAATGTTGTTATGTTTTTCGTATGATGACATTAACTGTATAGCTTGTATAGTACTATAATGTTCGCCATGTCTATACCTATCCTTCAGTTTAAATTTACCATCTATTTGTTGTATAAAAGAATCTAAATTATTATAATTAGTAATTGAAAAATCTTTAAAAGGACACGTAGAGATAATTTTTTCTAACTTATTAACATTAAGTTCTTCTTCAACTTGATGAGGACCGTAACTTACATAAGACCAGAAATGCCCAAAAAAGTCAACATTTCTACCATCTAGCCACTCGAGATAAAAAGAAGCAGTAATATCGAAAAACCTAGGCTGACCTACAAACAATACAGCGATTTTCATATTAAAAATTTTTATATACTAAATTATAATTAAAATTAAGGGGGTTATATGGTTTGTATGTACCGTTTTTTAATTGTTTATATAATATATCATATAAAGGTTTATTACTATTTTTATCTCTGGTTAAATTTGGAGTTTCTCCTGCGGTTTGGTGTTTTCGTTTAATTAATCCATGTCGATTGTAAAATGGTTCCCTATTTAAATAAACCCGCGGCGGTATAACAATTGTTTTTGATATACTTTGTTCTTTTACGCCTCCGTGCTCCATACGATCTCTCATAAACACACCATGATATCCCCAATTACCTGAAAATCTTTCATCATGTAAATATTTTAATCTGTTTGTTTTTGTAGTCAAACCATGCCAACCACATAATTTATAATAAATTTTACCTAACTTGAAGTCGACTTTGTGTGCTCTTTCAGTATGTAATCTATAATGATAATTATCGTTAGGTTTTATTGATAGTAATTCTTCTATAAGATCATTATATATTACCATATCCATATCTAAGCATGTAACTGAGTTTGTTTCAGCATTTATACATCCTAAATTTACTGCTCCTGCTATATTATATCCGTTAAAATTAGTTCTATATATTTTTAATTTTAAATTATTAAGTTCAGGCAAATATTCTGTTAGTGGAAAATCACTATTATCATCTACTATAGTAAATGCGATGTTTTTTAAAAACTCTTTATCAATATAATTATCAATATACGAAAGCATTTCTTTAGTATATTCCTTTTGATTAAAATATGTATATATGATGTCGAGCTTCATTTATATAACTCTGCGGTTTTAAAATCCTCGAGAGTATCTAAATCGATACACTCTTTTCTGTCCCTTATAATATAGAAGTATGGAGTAGCACCTACCCTACATCTATACCGTTCGTAGGCCCGTTTAGATATACCGTATAGCCCTGTTGTCTCTTTAATAACCGGTGTAGCATCTTGTGATCTAGGTAAGATATTCGGTTGATAATTTACCGGTTGATCTTTATGCCAAAACCACCCATATTCTTCCGTAGCTGTAAATATAGAATCATGCTTTGAACTATGAGTTAACTTATCTACACAATCTCTAATAGTCTCAGGTTTCAAAAACGGTGCAGTTGCATATAATTGAAAGTAAAAATCGTAATGCCCTATAAAATCTATATCATGATGAAAGACATCATTACCATTCGCAGTATCTAATGTAAGTTCAGGTTTACGTTTAATGCATATAATCTGATTTTCAGTACAATAACTATTAATCTCAGGACTATCAGTATCTACATATATATCATCAAAGCATTCTGCTTGAATGCAATGATCTATAATATATTGATATAGAGGCTTATCTCCTAAAAGCCGAAAGTTTTTATTTTTAACTCTCGTTGAATTGCTCTTTATAGGTATTGTCGCGGCTACTTTCATATGTATCGTTATAACACTTAGGGCATAACTGACCACATCCTTCTACATAATAATATCTCATATCAATATGAGTAAATTCATCATACTCAGTATCTTTATTACAAATGACACACTTATCTTTCATTACATAAACTATTATACACTGCGCGTATACCCTCTTCAAAAGACGTAAAATTAAAATCTGGAAAATGTTTTAACAATTTTTCATTACTTACGTCTTTCCTATATTGACCATCTGGTTTCGAAATATCAAATTTTAACTCTAAATTTATATCTAGAGCTCTAAGGGTTGTTTCAGCTAATTCTTTAATTGATAAGCAATTGCTATCTGCAATATTAAAGTTTTCATATAGGTCTGCTTTAATACACCTATCAATAACTCTTGCTACATCTCTTGAATGTATAAATTGTCTCAATGGAGTACCTGTACCAAATAGATTTAACTCCCTCGTACCTGTGTCGACTGCTGTTTTTATTTTTTGTAACAAAGCAGTAACAAAATGCGCTTTACCGTCGTTATGAAAGTTATCATACTCACTGTACAAATTACATGGAGTAATATAAGAATACTGCAAATTGTGCTTTTTTCTATATGTATCTATTTGAACCCCTAGTAGCCTCTTTGAATAACCATAGCCAAAGTTTGTTGGAGTAGGAGGTCCTAAATGAAGCATATCTTCTGTCATTGGATACTGCTCGTCAGATAGTTTGTCTGGGTAAATACACGTACTCAGAATACCTATAAATTTTTTAACACCTGTTTTTGCTGCTTCTCTAGTAACAAACGTATTCATAAGTACGTTATTTTCTAAATAACGATCTGGGTAATTAATATTATCTTGTATACCCCCTACTGTAGCAGCTAAATGAATAACAATATTAGGTTTAATATATTTAAACATTTTTTCTACATCAGTTTGTCGCGTTAAATCAAAGTCTGAAGAAGATATATACTTTGCCTCAGGAAAAAATTCCTTTAGATGTTTACCTATTGTACTTGTTCCACCTGTAACTAATATCATAACCAATATTCTATCATTTCATCAAGCATAGTTTCAAATGTGTAATTAGACTTCCAATTCAACTCTCTTCGAGCCTTGCTTGAATCACCCTTTAAATCTGTTAATTCTTCTGGTCGTAAGAACTTTTCATCTTGAGTAATATATTCGGTCCAATCTACACCTATTTTACCAAAAACATACTTAATTAAATCTTCTACAGAGTGAGAAATACCTGTGGCGCACACATAATTATCTGGTTTGTCTTGTTGCAGCATTAACCACATAGCCTCGACATAATCTTTAGCGTGGCCCCAATCCCGAGTTGCGTTTAAATTACCCATAGGTAAACTATCAATTAAACCGTTTTTTATATCTACAGCAGATTTTACTACTTTATTAGTAACAAAGTTTATACCACGTCTTGGAGATTCATGATTAAACAAAATACCATTACTAATAAACATATTGTAACTATTCTTATAGTTGTTACATATATTATAAGAATAAACTTTAGCGCAACCGTAAGGAGAAACCGGGATCAGCGGTGTTGTTTCTCTTTGAAAACCGTCTTTATCGATACTATTACCAAACATCTCACTAGAGGATGCTTGGTAAATTTTAATTTTGGGGTTTATAGCTCTTACTGCTTCTAATAAGTTTAATGTACCTAAACCAGTTACATTTCCAGTAAAAACTGGTTGGTCAAAACTAATACGTACATGAGATTGAGCTGCTAAATTATACACTTCATCAGGCTGACTTTTTTTTATAGCTTGAAGCAATGAAGAAAAATCAGTCAGATCAGCATACACTAAATTTAATTGATCAAATATATGATCAATTCTATAGGTTTGATTTTGCGGAGTAGAATGTCTTCGTAGAATACCCCACACAGTGTATCCTTTTCTTAATAGAAACTCTGCTAAATAAGAACCGTCTTGTCCAGTTATACCAGTAATTAAAGCAGTTTTCATTTATTTTATAATAGTATATATTAAGGATTAAAAAAATCTCCACAATTACATTGAGATGTAAAAAATTGTTTAGTCTGAGTATTAAACCATTCTAATTTCCATTTGTTTATTAATTCGTTAAATCCCTCATTACTTAAACCACCTAACCCGTCACAGTAGTGCCATACTTTAATATGTTTATTATCGTAAGATATTAATTTGTTATCAATTACCTTAAATTGGGTTGTATATTTTTTCCACGGTTTTGATCCGCTTTCAGCAACAATATTACCTTTGGCGCGCGCGTTATAAATTACATTTGAACGGTCATACGGAGCATCTACAATTTTGCTTGTATACTTAGTAATAGGTCCATATTCCTGAATATAGATATTACTACTATACAATAATTGATTCAAAGCCCCCTGTTCGTGATAAACTGTAGGATAATTAATAGCTAGATTTATAACATCGTTTAAAGCGTTAATATTATTAAAACAAACAACATCTGCGTTTACATGACCGTCGCGAGGGGTTGTAACATATGGAGTTTTTAACCGATACGGATAATCTAAAGTACATAAGATATCTTCTTTATTATTAAAAAACTCGTTTAAGTAGGAGCACGTTATAGTATCAGACCCTAAAATTATTACCTTATCATAATTACCTTTTGTAACCGCGTTATAAGCATACTTAAATTTAGCTAAACCTAAAACAGGTTCATTTTTAATTTCAGTATAATGCTCCCATAAAGTATCTATGTGAGGATGCCATTGTTTAAAACTACGACCAGCGCAATTCGCTAAAGATTTAAATCTATCTCCACAAGAAAATATATAACACAATACTTTACTCATAGAAAAAAGAAGTCTCGGTTGTAGATGATACAATCTTTTCTAGCTCAGTATCAAAGTCTGCTGCTGGAACCCACCCTAAAGACATAAGCTTAGAACTATTAATCGCATACCTAACATCTTGACCTGATCTTGAATAATTAAAGTCTACAAAACCCTCTACAGTTACATTTTTCATATAAGAACAAATTTTTTGTATAACTTCAATATTTTTACACTCATAATTACCCGAAATATTGTATATCTCATTTTTACGTCCAATAGTAATAGCGGTAAATACAGCGTTTGCGGTATCTTTTACATGTAACCATGTACGCACTGGCGTACCATTATTGTGAAGTTTTATTTTTTTATTTCTATATATATTTTTTATTGAAAGTGGTATTAGTTTTTCAGGATATTGACCTATCCCATAATTATTAGTTGGTCTAAGTATAATATAATTTAAATCATATGTACGAGACCATGCTACAACAAGCATATCTGCCGCAGCTTTTGCAGCAGAATACGGGTTACTAGGTTTTAAAATATCTGTTTCTGTATGAAAACCGCTATCTATATCACCATATACCTCGTCTGTACTAATTTGTACAAATGTTGGCCGATCAACACAATTAATATGCTTATTTCTTACTAAATCTAATAAATTTTTAACACCTAAAATATTAGATTTCATAAATTCTTCAGAATTATTAATGCTATTATCTACATGAGATTCAGCAGCAAAATTTACTACAAAATCACAATCATTAAGATAATCAATTTCGTTTATATCTTTATTGTAAAATACAAAATTATCGTATTTTGAAAATTCAGAAAGATATTCCTTATTACTTGAATAGGTACACTTATCTACACCATATACATACCAACCTTCTTCTAATACCTTTCTCGTAAAATAAGAACCAATGAATCCAAGACAACCCGTTACATATACAATTTTCATTTTAGAATATTATTAAAAAAGTTATCTACTACTGTTTTAATATAATTACACTTTTCTTCTGTAATACCAATATACGTTCCTAAGAAAATAGAATTACGAGTCGCAATATTCGCAACAGGAAAATTATTATAATCAAATTTATCTCGCAAAGACTTATATGCTGGGTGATACAAGGCATTACCTGTAAAATAAGACCTTGTTTGTATTTTACTCTGTTCGAACATGTTTGTTAGGTCGTTTTTAGTAAAGAAGTCATTATCCTTAACTGTTATTAGGTAACCAAACCAACACGGGTCAGAATTAGGGGTAGGTACAGGTAAATGCAAATACTTTTCATATGGTTTAAATATATTAGTTAATCTATTATAGTTATCCCTACGAGCCTGGTCCATAACAGGTAATTTTTTAACTTGCTCCAAGCCAATAGCAGCTTGTAAATCTAATGGTTTTAAATTATAACCTATTTCATTAAAAATATATCTATGATCATATATAGAATCAGAACATGGTTTAAACCACTGTTTAAATCTATTGCCACACGCAGTCCCGGATGTAACATCTCCTGGTTTTTTGTCATTACAATAGCATGCCCTACCCCAATCTCTCATACTTGCTAAAGCTCTACGTACAATTGGCTCGTTGGTTGCGACAAAACCACCTTCCCCCGTAGTCATATGATGAGCAGGAAAAAACGAGCACGTAGAAATGTCTCCAAACGAGCCTAGTTTTTTTCCATTGTAAGTGGAACCTAATGCGTCACAAGAGTCCTCCAGAAATACTAAATTATATTGTTCAATAATTTTCATTAACCGATCCATATCAGGTGGATTACCTAATACGTGAGCGAAAACAATTCCTTTAATTTCTTTGTTAATATCTTTTTCTAAAATTTGCTCAACATGATCTAAATTTAAGTTTAAACTAGGGAGCTCTACATCTACAAACACTGGTTCATACCCGTTTTGTATCATAGGGTTAATTGTAGTTGGAAAACATACAATAGGTGTTATAAACTTAGAGCCAACAGGAAGGGTATATTTTGCAGGTAGGGTATTTGTACATTTTAATACTGAGTACATTAGTAGGTTCGCCGAACTTCCGGAATTAACCATTACCCCATGGGTTTTACCTAAATGTTCAGGAAAGACATCCTCGAATAACCTACCAGTCTTTCCCATAATAAACCACTTAGATAACAAGCTCTCTACAGCTGCTACATATTCTTTTTCATCGTAATGTGGTCCAGAGTATTGAATCCAGTCTTCCCCTGGAGTCCAACTTTGATTACCATCGCTGTTAATAAAATCTCTTACGCTATGTAAGACGCTGTTTACATCTGCCATTTTAAATATTATATAGTAGGAATATTAAAGTGCAACAATTTTGTTGTAGGTTTTAATTATACCTTCTTTCAATCCTATGTAGTTAATTTTTTCTAAAAACGGGTTATACTTACCACAATACTCATCTAAACCTGGTTTAGATATAGTAATGTCTACTTTATTATCTAAGTTGTTAATAAACTTTGCTATTTCAGTTAGTTTATATGTTTTTTTATACGTACAGTCGATACTTTTAGGCATATCGTCGTTGGTTATATAATATTTTATAAGGTTTAACAAGTCCTCCATATAAATAAAATCCATAAGTTTATCTTTAGTGATTGTAATATTGCGTTTAGTTTTGTTGTTAACAATACACGTTTTAATAAAGCGTCTATCGAGCTCATCTTCGTTAAATACCCCGTAAATTCGGATATTATAAAAATTATCTTTTTCTAAAATAGAATTAAATATCACTTGTTTACTCAAACCATACATTGTTGGTGGTTTAAAGAATTCCGCCCCAGACCCGAAGTGTATAAATTTATTAAAGTGCTGACTGTTGTTAAGCAAATTGTAATACATTAATAAATTACTATCTAATGTATTTCCGTCTTCTTTTGCTAGCCTGTTACCACCAGACACTGCAGTGTGTATAACAACATCAAATGATTTATCAATAAAAAAATTATTAGTCGCAACAGAATCCTGTAAATCTAACACTGCCCGGTTTATATATGTAATATTATAGGTAGGGTTAAAAAACTTCTTAATACTTGAACCAATATATCCATTACTGCCTGTAACTAAAATATTCATTTACTCAAGTTAATGTAGCAGGGGGATTTTTTTTCTAAAATTGTATTAACATCTTGATACATCGCCTGTTCGTCTACAGGTTTATATAAATTAATATTACGAAGATTAGTGAGCACTTCAATATCTTCTTCCGCCCAATGAGAATAACCTAAATAACCATAATCTTTATCGCGACCTCCTCCTGCTAAAACTACAGGCCATTTTTCATGATGAATATAGTTTCTAATAAATTCAAAACCTCTATATAATAAAAAAGAAGTAATAGAATATGCGATAGGTATTTTACCTTCCATAGATAACCCGACTGCGGCTCCTATTAGCAATTGTTCAGAAGCTCCTACATCAATAAATCTATCTGGGTAGTCAATTTTAATTCTATCCCACAAGCCATATCCTAAATCTGCAGTTAGAACAACAATGTTACTCTGGGTCGCCATTTTGCTGTGAATTAAATTAGCGAATTGCTTCCTCATAATCCTCCTCTTTCATAATATGATAGTGACCATTAATACCTTTCAAAAACGATATATCGGTAGAAGTGTAATGTATATGTATATCTGGTAAAAACATTTTCAAACGATCAACTAAGTACTTAACATCAACTTTATTGTACGCGCAATAACCATTTACGTTAACATGTACTTCAATATTTTTAATATTGTTCTCGTATATAAATTTTAAACTTTCCCATATAGATCCTTCTGCACACTCACCGTCACTTATAAGAACATATACTTTACTACTCTTATTACCAATAGCTCTTCCTACACCCACTGGTAAGCCTTGACCCAAACTTCCAGTTGAACAATGTATGTCATTTGATATATCATAATGAGGGTGGCCACCGTGTTTTAAAAATAGCTCTTCTGCGTTCTTATTTAAATATTTTTCTAAAACTACATAATAAGCTAATGCACAATGCCCGCTAGATAGTATAAATATGTCGTTATCTTTTTTTAGGTTATAGATATAATCTATAATACCTACACTAGTTATATAACTAGTGATGTGAGATATTTTATGTTTATAACATATATCAATTATACGTTTTTTTAAGTCCAGCACTTTTTCCATTTATTTTGTATTAATACATCATAGTTTATATTATCATTTCTCATTTGCCACGTAGCTTGATCAGGATGCCAACGATAAAAGTAACCTAACCATTCAGGAGCTCTTTCAATAAAAATATTATTATTTACAATATTACAATACAGATCATAATCCGCTGCCCCACTATATAAATCAGGGTTTGTTTTTAGTAAGTTTAATTCTTGTAATTTTTTACTATAAAAGACACTCGGTGTATTAACACAACATTGAAATAATAAATTGTATTTTAGTTCCTCAATAGTATTATAATTATATTGAGCTATATTGGTAATAATATTTTTGTTATTTTTGGTTTGAAATCCTTTTATAGGGCTGTTAAAAACTAAAGGGTCATTAACGGTAATATATTCAACACACTTTTTAATATAATTGTTTTGAATTAAATCATCAGATGCGAGTAAAGTAAAATATTCCCCAGTGTACATGGTTAAAGCTTTATTTCTAACTTCATCCCAACACCTAGGGTAAATATTTTTAGCCGTATCTATTATAAATTCATTTTTATACTCTTTAATAATATTAAGAGTATTATCTTTACTTTCGTTATCAATAATAATAACTTCTATATTTGTATATGTTTGATTTTTTATACTTTCTAAACACGGAACAATATATTTTTCACTATTATAACATGGAACAATAATAGAAATTTTAGGGTTCGGTATCATAATTGAAGTAATTCGTTAACTCTATGAGTATATGTATGATTGTTTAATACATAATTTACATTAAAGTCTTTATGTTGTTCTAAATTAGGGTCATTTATATGATCGCGAATAAAAGAAACTAACGTATTGCGGTCGTTTGACATTTTAACAAAAGAAAACATATTTTTTATTTGCGCTATTTCATCACTAACTAACATACCATTAACTCCTAAGCTTTTAAATGTCCGTTCGTTTGTGTCTAGTCCTAATTTTCTTTGATATGCATCATGTATATTAATAGCAATTTTAGAAGCATTTAATACATAATTCTCTTGCTTATGAGTTAAATTTTTATTAATAAAAAAACCACAGTTAAATTGTTTAGAAATATATCCTAAAGTATCATTCATGATATGAATTTTTTCATTAAAGCCATTGTTCGCAACCCCTCCAATAAAACAAATATCAAACTTATATTTTGTTTTAATTCTACTATATCCAATATTATCAAATGCTAGTGGTATTGTTTTTACATTTTTCCATTTATTAAAAAAATCTGTTACTTGACTAAATGTCCATTTTTTAATATTAGACATATTATTCAATGTTGTTATTAACTCCTCAGAGCAAAGACATTGAAAATTAGGATGAGTTCCCCACGGCTCAGGAAAGTAATTAGGTTGAGTGTATAGAAAGCACTTCTTACTATTACTAATTAATTCCAAATATTGTTCCGCGCTACTATCCGTAACCATTACATAATACTCTTCTGTAGGCCGTATCGGTTTGTTGAAAAACACTACATTATAGCCGATACTTTCCCACGCGTTTTTATAACCAGTGTAAATCCACTTCCCTGCACCGAATGTATGTTCTTGTATGTATACAGTCATAATGCAGTTATATTAGATATAAGATTACGTAGTCTATTTTTAGAAGTATGTTCTTTAATATAACGTAAATAACCAGCACGAGCTATTTTAGATCGAGCAATATCGTTACGTAAATAAAAATTAATTTTGTCTTTTGCTTCCTCAACTGTTTTAAAAGTAATAATCTCTTTTTCTAATTCAAAAAATTGTTCTAAATCAGGAATGTATTGAGTTAATAAAAAACCATTAGTAGATACAACTTCAAAAACTCGTAATTTCATTTGAGGTTGCTTGTTAGGATCATTATCATTAATTGATAAATTTAAATTAATTTTACTCGTTGCAAATAAATTAAACATATCTTCATATGCTAGACCAGTTTTGTATGTTATTGGTACATTAAGATTGTTAAGAAGATCAGCACGACATTTTGTCATACCTCCTATAAAACTAATATCATAACTATAACCAGTATGGTTACTGTATAAATTATTACTTACATGCCAGGCTCCTAATAAAATATTATTGTAATTTATATCTTTATACTTTTTAATACAAGACGGCTCAGGAGTAGAACAAGCATAAAAATAATTGCAAATTTGTTTCGAAAAATTATCAAAACGCCATTTGTCATCACAAAACCAATTAAAAGTCATACAATTGCCAGAATTGGTTATTTTTTTAATTTTTTCTAAAGGCTCGTACGGAGTAACAGTATTATTACCTGTAACACAACAAAAAACTAAATCTGGTTTAAACTTGCTATATACTTCATCAAAATCCTTTACAACTGGATTTATTGTATCATAAAAGTAAACAGTGTGCCCTAACTCTAGTAGCGGTACATACACATTATAAAAAGCAGAATCTAATAATCCCTTTATTTTTCCATTATTAGTAGCTCGTGGTAAAGTCTTATTTAAAACTAATAATATTTTCACGATAAAAACTCTTTAACAACATTGGCTTTGTCAAATTTATTTAAATCTTCTTCTGTATGCCAGTATACTCTTTTTATATTACCGGCTTTATCTACATCAAATTGTAGAACCTTTTTACCAGCAAGTAAACCTTCAATTGAAGTCCTGCCTAGGAAAATACCTGAAACAATATCACATTCTTTATATAAGGTTTCTACATCCCAGCGAGGTTCTTGAGTAGCAAAATTAGGATGTACTGTACTATAGTCATTTCTTCCAACATGTAAAACTTTAAAATTTTGTTTAGTAGATAAATCTAACAAATATTTTAAAGGCTTATAGCGCAAATAATCTAAACTACCAGGAAATAATACGACTTTATCTTTATTTTTCTTTCTCTTTTTACAGTTCTCGGGGTTAAATCTATTTAAATCGAATGGGTTGTAAATTAATTTTACATGTTTGTTGGTATTAAAAGAATTTATATAGTCAATTATCGTAGGTCTTATACCTACATACTGATTAATTTTATTATCAATAATCGGTTGCTCTAAATCTAAAACTTCAGAATGTATTACATTAATAATCTTTTTTGCGTTAACATTTTTTAAATGATCCCATATTATTCTACCATGAGAAAATATAAGTATATCATACTTTTCTTTAGTAATCGTATCTTTTGTTGGAAAAGAAATATCTGTAGTTTTATTTACTAATGGACCATTGGTAAATTGAGAATATATAGATACATCATGACCAGCATCCCTTAAGGCAGAGCTTAATTCATAAAAATATATTTCTGAACCAGTAAATTCTCTAAAAGAGAGACATGCTAGCAATATTTTCATCATATATATTTTAGTAGTATAATACGAGAAATCAAATAAATAGTATTATATGGCAAGAAAAGGAAAGGTTACGCCTATGTCTAAAACACAGCAGGTTGGTGCTAGAAAAATTTCTAAAAAAACAAAAATAAACGATACTGAAATTGCGGAGAGTATTGAAAAAAATACATTTTTAAGTTTTAATATTACTCAAAAATATAATTTAACCCAAGCCCATGATGAGTTTTTAGAAATATGCTTTAAAGAGGCATGTAAAATGTGTATGATTGACGGACCAGCTGGTTCGGCGAAAACCTATCTAGCAGTTTTTGTAGCTTTACAATTATTACGTACTCAAAAAATAGAAGAAATTGTATATATACGTAGTGTTGTAGAATCAGCTTCTAAGAGTATGGGTTCTCTTCCTGGAGAGGTAGAGGAGAAGTTTCTTCCGTGGAGTCTACCTCTTTTAGAAAAGCTTAATGAACTATTAGACAAACCAACTATAAACAATTTAATGACTGAAGGGTATGTAAAGTGTGTTCCAGTTAATTATACAAGAGGTTTAACGTTTAAAAACGCATGCGTTGTTATAGATGAATCTCAAAATCTTACTAGAGAGGAATTAACTACAATTTTAACTAGATTTGGTGAAAATTCTAAGTATATTGTAGTTGGAGATACTCAACAAAGCGATATTGGTAATAAGTCAGGATTCAAGGCCATATTCAATGCATTTAATACCGCTGAATCTAAAGAGTTTGGATTATTTGGATTTAAATTTACTGAACTAGAAATAGTTCGCTCAGAAATATTAAAGTATATTGTAAAAGTCTTAGAGAAATTAAAGATGAAACGTTAACGCTTTACGCATTCTTTCTAAAAGAGTACGCTTGTTTTGTCCTGTTTCTACTAAACGAGTATACTCTAATTTAAAGGCTTCTAAAAATTCAGGAGATAACTCTAACTTACGAGGATAAAAAGAACGTACCTTTTTAATCATGTATTTCTCGCAAATCTTATCATACTCTTTCATTTAAGTATTTAATCGATTATTAAGTTTTTTGTGCTTTTCAATTTCTTTTTTAAGAACAGATCCCTCTTCTGGATCAACATCAGACCATGACTCTTCAAGTTTCTTTATACTCTCGAGGGTCTTTTCATCTATTAAATTACCTGGAGACATTGCATCTCCTTCTGCGTCAATGTATAATTTTAATATCTCTATTCGTTCTCTCCTATTACCGAACACTTCAATAATAGGAGGCTTATCATCAACTATAAATATATTAGTTTTCGGATTTTCTTCATGATCGCGATGTACAGCTTTAAAAATGTTATCTATTTCTTCTATAATTTGTTGAGATGTATCTCTAATACCATCTTCAACTATACCTATAGGAGCTACTTTAGTAATTGGTACAAAGAAAATAATATCTAAGTCTCTAAAACTCTCTCTCACAAGAGGTATACAGCTACTAATAAACTCTTCGTCAATATCGTTATCCTTTTGCTCGCACGCCCACATACTATAAACTAAATTATCTAAAGGGCACCGATCGAAAATTACGTTATCACCTCTTCGGTATTTTTGTTGCTCTTCTATCTGAAAATCTAAAATCTTACGCTGGGTTTCTTTATTTGTTTTAGAGGAGTGTTCTAAATTATTTTCAGCAATAATATCTCTATAGGTCTTTTTAGGGGTTGTATAGCTCGACCATTGATCTAAAAAATCTTTAACTAAAGTCGACTTACCTTGGCAAGCTGTACCACTGATTGCAATCCTCATACTTCTATTTATTTGTTAATTGTAATTTTTCAATAATTTGAGATGTAGAAAGACTATCGTATTTTTTGAGGATTTTTACTTCCTTACAACAGCTAAGAATAGTCTCTCTCTCACACTCAGGTAGAGTATCTATAGTATAATCTCCGCCTTTGACATATATATCTGGACGTACATTTTTTAAAAAACCACGACAATCAATACTGTCAAATATAATAACTTGATCAACACTCTCTAAGGCCATAAGAACCTCAGCGCGATTTTGTTGGGTATTGTATGGTCTATTATTTCCTTTGAGTTGTCTAACACTCTTATCAGAATTTAAACCAACAATAAGCTTATCTCCTAATGACCTAGCTTCATTTAAATATTGAACATGACCAGCATGTATAATATCAAAACAACCGTTGGTAGCAACTATTCTCATACCTTCAACGCCATGTCCCATACAAGTAAATGTAACCTAGGACTAAAATTAAAGCGATGCTTTTTGGCTAACTCTGCGACCATCGGAGCTTTCTCAATATGCTCAGCTCGACTACCTGCGCATGGCATTAACCAAACCCTACCACTAGGTATATCAAACTTATCTACATACCTTTCTAATACTTCATCTAAATCTGACTCTTTATCTATAACAAACTTAAAGCCAGATCCTTGATTAGCATGCCATTCTAATACCTCGGGTTTGTATCTCCTATTTTCAGGATCTCCATTATTACTAAGCTTAGGAGAAGTAGTGAATGTTGCACCTACTCTAACCCATTCTTTATCGGGCATAATTGTAGCGTTAGTTTCAAAATCAATTCTAGGAATCCAGCCCCACTCTACTTCCATATGAGCTAAAAATCTAAGAAGCGCGGGTTGTTGTACTAATGGTTCACCACCAGTAATCTTCCAAATAGCACCATTATATAAATGATCTTGAAAACCTTCTTGCTCAAAGTGCTGTAATAAATCCGCATTAGTAATTTTATTCCTAACACTCCAAGAAATAAAGCTATCACAACCATGAGGAGAATCAGCTGACGCAAAACCTTTGCATGTAAGATTACACATTGATAATCTCATAAATACTGACGGATATCCTACGTATTCTCCTTCACCTTCTACTGTATAGAATACTTTATCGTCAGATAAAAGTAACGTTTTTGCGCTTAAGTCCTCTTTATAAAGTTCTGTCATTTAAATATATGTCCTTAATGTCTCTAGTCTCTGGTTTAACCTCTTTTTTCTTAGGCTTACCCCAATCGATATTATCCCAGTTGTCAGCTATTTTACCAGTATCCTCTTTCCGGCGCTTACTACCTTTACTCATGTGCTCTCCATTCAGTTGTTGTGATAGGTTGTTCGTAAATAGCAGAATTTTTCTCATGCTCAAATACTTCTACTTTAGAGCAAAAGCATCTTTTATTAGTAAGATCTTTAACGTATTCATCTGCTAATTTAAAACAATGTTCTGCAAATTTCTCAATACCAACACCTCCATGCATAACACGCAAATCTACAATACCTTCCTCATGTAGTTTTCGAAATGACTCTAGTGCAGGGTCATTATCAGCAATAACAGTTGTATGATCAAAATGCTCTTCTAATTTCTTCTTTAGATCTTTTAGACCACCGAAATCTACAACCCAGTTATTCTCATCTAATTCATTAGCACCAAACCAAAACTTACCGATTAAACGATATCCGTGCACGAACCGACAATGTGATGTTGCTTGAGGTTGCCGAAATGCACAACTCCCAAGTTCAATTATCTTAGTACTACTAAACATACGACTATTATAACGATTTCTAGACCGAAATCAAGTGTTGAACTTAAGAAAATATTTCATATAATAGACGCATGGATAACAAGTATGAATGGTTAGGTGAGGATGATGAACTGACCGGAGAAAAGGATGAGATCGCGAAAGATATTATGGGTGAGGAATATAGTAAAGGTTATTTTCCTCCAATCAGAGTATACGATAATAAAGTAAAGGCTGATAAGAAGTATATTTCTTCTTTACCTGATCTTCAGAATGGTCCTTCTAGCTTGATTCAAGGAGCAGCAGTTCCTATTCAGCAAGTCGGAATACATAACTTCAAATTACCTCTTAATTATAAAAAGAGAAATGGAGATACTATCGAGCTAGAAACTAGCGTTACTGGTAGTGTCAGCTTAGAGGCGCATAAAAAGGGTATTAATATGTCTCGTATTATGAGAAGTTTTTACGATCACAAAGACGAGGTTTTTAGTATCAGTAAAATAAAAGACGTTTTAGAGACATATAGAAATAACCTTAAGTCTTTTGACTCCCGAATCATGTTAAAGATATCTTATCCTATTAAGCAAAAAAGTTTACGTAGCGGTCTAGAAGGTTATCAATATTATGATGTAGTATTCGAAGGTGATCTAACTAAAGACGGAGAATTTAAGAAATATATTCATTTTGACTTTGTTTATTCTTCTGCGTGTCCTTGTAGTTTTGAGTTA